CCCTACGACAGGTTCGCGGCATGCGTTCGCTACTGGGACACGGCCGCAACGGATCCGAAGACAGCCACAGATCCAGACTACACGGTCGGTCTCAAGATGGCCGTGACTGAGGATCGAGAGTACTACGTTCTCGACGTTGTCCGCATGCGCGGTACGCCGGGAGCCGTCGAGCGAACGATTCGGTCAATGGCCGAGTTCGACGGACCTGACGTTGAGATCTACATGGAGCAGGAGCCAGGCGCAAGCGGGAAGCAAGTCGTCTGGCACTACCTAACTGACGTCCTCGATGGCTGGACCTTCCGAGGAGATCCCGTGACCGGACCGAAAGAGTCACGGGCCAAACCGGTGTCCTCCCAGGCGGAGGCCGGAAACATCCGACTAGTCGAGGGTCCGTGGATCTCCGACTTCTTGGACGAAGCTGAGACGTGGCCAAAGAGCCAGCACAAGGACCAAGTTGACGCCTTGAGCGGAGCCTTCGCCAAGTTGCAGCGTTTTGTAGGTACCGCTGAGACAGGTCCACAACTGTGGACCTAGATAGGAGAGAGCTGAAATGCCTCGTGCAGTAGTCAACCCGATCACCGTTCCCGTCGGCGCAACCGTCGCCGTCACGGAAACGGTCGCAACGGCGACAGGAATCTCTGTCACGCCGGCAAGTGGCCGAATCGGTCGACTGACGTTCGTCGTTGTCAACACGACAGCGACGCACCCGGTCCACATCAAGGTCGACAAGGGTGCGACCTACCCGACAGGTCCGGACGTGGGTGGTCGTCAGATCACAATGACCGTGCCTGCATCCGGGACGGTTGCGTTCGAAGTCGAGTCGACCGTCAGTGGTCAGGCGACACAGCAAGTGTTCGTCACATTCACGCTGACAGTTGGGACGGTCTACCCGTCGGTCTACGTCCTCGAACACACGGTCACCGGCTAGCTTCCGCAGCACTGAGCTGAAAGGAGGCCTCGGTGCCGCTCGACAATGTGGGCGGTGTCAACCCGGGCAACTTCGGCGTCTCTCTGCTGCAATCGGTCGTTTACGACGAGCTCGCCAATCAGGAGAGAATCAAAAGAGCGTGGCTGGCCTACCAAGGTGAGTTCACGGAGTCGCTGAAGGTAACGCGGACACCGTCCACCGGTTTCCTCATCGACGACAACGTTCCGATCAACTTCGTCAAGGTGATCGTCAACGTCGGACACGCATACCTCTTCGGCAAGGGCGTCGAGTTTCAGGCCGGACGAGACGTCACTGTCCAGTCGACACGTGCAGTTGCTGAACCTGCCTCCGAGTCGACTGGACAGATGACGCCAGAGGAAGTCTACCTCACAGCTGTCTGGAAGCGAAACAGGAAGGCGCTGGCTCTTCAGAACCTCGCCATCAACGGTGGCATTTGCGGTACGGTCTTCGTCAAGATCGTTCCTCAACCGGCACCGAACCCACCGCGTCTCATCGTCCTCGATCCGCAGAACGTCTCAATGAGATGGGCTCCGGACGACATCGATCACATCACCGGCTACGCCATCCAGTACATGCTGGAGGATCCGGAGACGAATCGCCTCAAGCTGTACCGACAGCTCATCGAGGAGACAGAGACAGGGACGCAGTGGATCATCCAGAACCAGATCTCGAGGGAAGAGTCGAACCCGTCCTTCGCTGCCAACTTCTCGCAAGTGTGGCCAGCCGTCGTATGGGAGGACCTCGGACCGCCGGTTGTGTGGCCGTTCCCGTTCGCACCGATCGTGCACGCGCAGAACCTACCGATGCCAAACGTTGTGTGGGGCGAAGCAGACATCACGATCGATGTGATGAAGCTCAACGACACGGCCAACGCCATCATGAGCAACATCAACCGCATCATCCGACTTCACGCTCACCCGAAGACGTGGGTCGCGGGAATGTCGAAGCACCAGATGATGCGACTCGACATCGCACCCGACAACATCATCACGCTTCCGAACCCGGATGCGAAGTTGCAGAACCTCGAGATGACGTCGGACTTGCAGGCCGCACAGGATGCGTACAAACTCATCCGCAAGGCCATTCACGAGACGACGCAGATCCCTGAGATCGCGACGACATTCGTTCAGAGCATCACCAACCTCTCAGCGGTAGCCATGCACATCCTGTACGGTCCCCTTCTCGAGAAGACGCGAACTAAGCGTGAGACGTATGGGTACCTCCTGTGCGAGCTCAACCGGAGGCTTCTTGCCATCGCTCGCATTGGAACAGGCTACGAGACGCCGTGTGATTTGCGATGGCCGGAGTTGCTTCCTGCAACACCGCTGGTAGAGCGCCAGGTGTTCCAGATCGATTCGCAGTTCGGAGTTTCCAACGAGACGGTCCTCGAGAAGCTCGGGTACACACCCGTGGTGGAGGAGTCTCGAATGGCTGCGCAACAGAAGCAAGAGCTCGATCAGCAGATGTCCTTGGCGAAGGCTCAAGTCTCTGCTGGACTTGTTGTTCCCGGACAGACTGGCAGTTCGCAGGTGGGACCGCCCAAGAATTCCGGGAATAGCACGGTAACTGCCACGAGAACCACTGGAGGTCCTCGGAGCCTCTCTTGATTCGAGTGTCGGTCTACTATATAATCACAAGTAGTAGCTGCACTGGAGGTGCACAATGCGGGACGGGATCCCAACAGAGACGCAGACAACTGGCGGTGGGCAGCCACCTGTGAACGAACCTACTGGAGGTCCGCCTCCTGAGGGTGGTTCACCGACTCCACCGAGTACGCCTGCAGGAGAGCCAACGGGACAGGGTCCTCAGGTTTTCGACGCAGAGTACGTCCGTAGGCTGCGAGAGGAAGCTGCTCAGCACCGAGTGAAGGCTCGTGAGGCAGAAACCGCGAGAGACGAAGCCTTGGCCAAGGTCAAGGAGTACGAGGACGCGCAACTGTCCGTTCAAGAGCGACTCGAGAAGGCAGCGCAAGAGGCAACGGAAGCACGAACTGCAGCAGAAGCACGTGCAGCTGTAGCAGAGCGACAGGCTCGCGAGGCACAGACTCGTTACGAGGTTGGGTTGCAGGCGGTTGCGAAGGGGGTTGTTGACCCAGAGGTCGCATCGGATCTGGTTCTTCGTCGACTCGAGAGAGCCGATGACGGGACCGTCACGAGCGACATCGCACAGGTGCTCGACGCTGTGCTCGCGGAGAAGCCGTATCTCCTTTCCGGCAACGGCAACGGTGGTCCTATGCCACCGGCTCCATCCACGGGTCCGACGAATCCACCGGCAGGCGGGAGAACGTCCCCTCTGACGGCCGAAGACATCATGAGGATGTCTCCGGAGGAAGTCAGTCGGCGGTGGGAGGAGATCGAACCACTGCTACCAACGCTTCAACGGCGTTGACCTGAGAAAGGGGGTTCGAGGCAATGTCCTTGAACAACTTTATTCCCCAGATCTGGTCGTCGCGCCTGCTCCTCCAGCTGCACAAGTCTCTGGTGTTCGGCCAGCCTCTGGTCGTGAACCGAGACTACGAGGGGGAGATTCAGGCCGCAGGCGACACCGTGCGGATCACCTCGATCGGCCCGGTGACGGTCGGGAACTACTCCAAGAACACCACAATCGGGAACCCCGAGGTTCTCGACGACGCGCAGAGCGTGCTGCAGATCTCGCAGCAGAAGTTCTTCAACTTCCAGATCGACGACGTCGACCGCGCTCAGCAGCAGCCCAAGGTGATGGACGGTGCGATGGGAGAGGCTGCTTACGCTCTCGCTAACGTTGCCGACCAGTACATCGCTGGGCTGTACAAGACAGCCAGCACGACAACGACCAAGGGAACGGCAGCGGCACCTGTGCAACTAGCCGCGGCCACGTCAGGCACAGTCCAGGCAGCGTACGAGTTCCTCGTGACACTCGGCGTTCTTCTGGACCAGGTCAACGTGCCTTCGGACGGTCGTTGGGTCATCATCCCTCCGTGGTTCGAGGGACTCTTGCTCAAGGACAACCGATTCGTGGCCGGTTACGACCCGATCCAGACCGGATCGCGGTTGAACGGCGTCGTCGGGCAGGCTGCGGGCTTCGTCATCATGAAGTCGAACAACGTCGTCAAGGTCAACACAACAGGTCACACACACCACGGAACGTGGGCTGCGATGGCCGGTTCGAACATTGGCATCAGCTTCGCCAACCAGTTGGCCGAAGTTGAGGCCTACCGACCTCCGACGCGGTTCGCGGACGCGGTGAAGGGCCTGCACCTGTACGGTGCCGCGGTGGTGCGTCCGCAGGCGATCTGCACCGGGTACATCACCTACTGATCGGTCGGGGTGGGGCTGTTCTCTGCACTCCTCCTTTTCCGCAGCCCCACCCCGTCCGTCGTCCAACAAAGAAAGGAAGTGAACGATGGGAGCCAACCCGTCAGTCGAGGTTACATACAACGGAACGAAGCACTCGGTCTTCGCAACAGGACCGAACGCTCGACTCGTGCGAGTCACAGCGAACGGTTCAGGAACAACACCCGCGGAGATCGTCATCAAGCACGCCAGCACACCTGTCGGAACGGAGTTCACGACGAGTGACGGGGCTGCTTGGCGAAAGGACGATGGATCGTACGTCTGCACCACGCCCGGTCGTGGAGAGACGATCACGATTCCGACGGTCTAGCGGGACCGACCCAGACCTAACACGTACTAGATGTGTTAGGTCTGTGCCGAACCCGGGGGACACGATCGGATGCCCTAGGAGAAAATGATGGCCGTTCGTAGCACGATGGCGACACTCAACGCATATGTGAGGCGTCTCATCAGCGACCCCAAGAAGGGCACAACAGGTGCGACATCGCACTTCACGACACAAGAGGTTCAGGACCAGCTCGACATCAACCGCATGGACATCTCCGAGATGCGCTTGCTGCCGAAGGATGTCGTCACACCGATCAACAAGTACATCATCTGGAAGACATTCTACGCGCAGGTTGGGTTCTGGGAGTCGGATGCGCAGCTACAGGGAAACGACTGGCAAGTTCTCACGCCGACAAAGTCCGACTACCTCATCGGCATCTGGTCGTTCACAAGCGAGTCGCAGCTGCTACCGGTCTACGTCACGGGCAAGATCTACGACGTCTTCGGTGCAGCTGCAGACCTGTGCGAACAGTGGGCGATGAGTGTCGCGTTGTCATACGACATGATGACGGACATGATGCGGTTCCAGCGTAGCCAGATGCAGACGATGCTTCTCAAGATGGCTGATCGCTATCGTACGCAGCAGTCGATCGGAACGTTCGAGACCTACCGTCACGACAGCACCGGTTCGGGGATCTACCGACGCTACTACTACGCCAACGATCCGTCTTTGGGTACGTTCTAAGGGGATTTCGTGCTCGGTGCTGATATCGGTCCTGCGGAGTTGGCTGCGGGTCAAGCGAGCATCCAAGCGGCTATCATGACGGAGACGTGCACGCTACGCAAGCCTACGCGTGTGAACGACGGTTCTGGTGGGTCGACGATCGTGTGGGTTGAGACGACGACAGTTCCGTGCTACGTCGGACAGCAGTACTACTCTGCGTTCTCGAAGGTGTACGGCGAGAGAATGACGACGACAGAGCCGTTCCGATTCGTTCTCCCGATCGAGTACGTTCCCGCGAGGACAGACCAGATTCTCTACCGGACAAACACGTACTCCGTTCTCGGTGTTCTCGCTCCTCGGACGTACGATACGGCAACGGTCGTCATTGCGCGGAGGTTCGAGTAATGCCAATGAGGTCTGGTCTCGGAAAGTTCGCGGCTGGTCTTCCGGAAGCTGCTCGCGAAAGTGCACGTCGAGTGGCCGAGGAGACGGCCTTGCTAGCCAAGGCCTTCGCGCCAGTCTTGACGGGCTCCCTTGAGTCGACGATTCAGGTTGAGCAAGGTCGCTCGCCTGCGGGACAGTTCACGAGCTCGTTTCTCGTCACGGCCGGTGGACCGACCGAGCTAACGACGGCCACGAAGACATGGAGCACAGGTCACGGGGCTGCACCTCCCGGACGCACAATCTTCCACACAGTCTTCTACGCAGCCTACCAGGAGTTCGGAACGCGCTGGAACGTTCCGGTCCCGTACATGAAGGAAGCCGCGGAAGCCGTCTACCCTTCGATCGAGATCATCGCACGATCCGAGATCGACAAGCTCGCGGCGGTGTGCAGTGTCTAGCGGCACCCTGTACGAGGTTGGAATCGACGAGTGGATCTACTCGACGCTCGCCGCGGACACGACGATCAAGAGTATCTGCGGAACACCGACACCGCGAATCTACTCCGACGTTGCACCGCAAACGTCTTCCTGGCCCGCCATTGTCTTTCGCGAGCTGAGCGGCAAGGACACTCTCGGTGCGGGTGCCGGTCGAATCATGGGAACGGCTTCCTATCGCGTCATCGCCATCGACCAGACGGAGTCTCTGTCCGCGAACGTCAAGACTCTTGCACAGAGAGTCGACGCGCTTCTGTGCACCGCGACAACACCCACGTGGCAGCCGAAAGTCGTGGGCGGGGTGACCATTCTGGGTTGCTATCGAACTGCCGAAATCGGCGGTATCGAAGAAGCCTGGAACACCGTCTTCCGGCGACTTGGAGGGCTGTATACGATCCTGACCAACTAAGGTCACGACCTAGAAGGAGGTGAAGTGGGGTATCCGCGCGGTCTTCCGCAGACCGAAGAGAGCAAACAACGAAGACGAGAGAGTGCTTTACGACGGTACTCGAGACTGTCTGTAGAGGAGCGACGACAACTGAGTCGTGTGTGGACAGATGACAGTCGAGCTCGATTCTCGGAGCGAATGCGAGAGCTCTCCACGACACCAACTTGGCGATCAGCCGTTTCTCGTGGTGTCTCCGAATATCTCCGCGGTCTCTCTCCGGAGGAGCTTCAAGAGTGGATCGGACGAGCATGGGAGGCTCTCGGAACACGTCCGACGTGTCTCGAGGTCACCGTTGCAGCCGCTCTCTCCGAGTTCAAGGTTCCGTTCGCAACGCAAGTGTCGATCGGAAGATATCGCGTCGACTTCCTCGTCGATGAGACGCTCGTGATCGAGTGTGATGGTGCGTACTGGCACAGCTTGCCAGAAGATCGAGAGCACGACCGGGTGCGTGATGAGTGGCTCGTAGCTCGAGGCTACGTAGTCACTCGTCTCTCGGAGCAGCAAATCAAGACCGACTGTGCGTCTGCGGTCGCGCACGCACTAGATTCTAGGAGGTGATCCGCCATGGCGGAAAGGGCTAGCGTATTTGAAGGACTACAACTCGGAGTCGAAACGACGCCGGGTACACCACCGGCAGCTGGAGCGACGAAGAAGTTGACGTCACTCATCTTGACGGAGACGATCGACGCAACGACGACGACGTTCAAGACGAGTGGAGGCAAGTTCCCGGTCACGACGGCTCTCGGAGAGACATCGTGGACGGCGAAGGCAGACGGTCCGTTGACGTTCAACGAGTTTGCCTACATCTTGTCCTCAGCTGTGCAAGGGCACATCACGCCGACGGAGATCGGCACGACCGGTGCGTACACATGGACGTTCAAGCCGAACCAGTCCGCACCTGACACACTGGAGACGTACGAGATTCAGACCGGTTCGACGGTTCGAGCTCAGCAGGTCAACTACGCATCGTTCACGGATCTCGAGATCACAGTGACGAGAAAGGAAGCCAAGTTCACGGCTTCTCTCATCGGTCAGCGTTTGCAGGATGGCATCACGTTGACGGCCGCTCCGACGACGATTCCGATCGTTCCGATGACGCCGAACATGTGCACTGTCACGTGTGACACGACCGCTGCGGCCATCGGTACGACGAAGCTGACGAGACTCCTCAGCTTCAAGTTCACAATGAAGGGTCGCCTCGGTCCGCTGTGGGTCATCAACAAGACAAACCCGTCTTGGGCCGCAACGGTTGAGAAGGCTCCGACGACGGAGGTCACGCTCGAGCTCGAAGCCACAACGACCGGAATGGAGTTCCTGACTCGTCTGCGTACAGGGACGAAGCTGTTTCTCCGTCTGTCGTTCGTCGGTCCGGTCATCACAGGTGTGACGACGTACCTCTTCCAGCTGACACTGTGCTGCGAGGTGACGAAGTCCGGTGCGTTCGCAGACAAGACAGGTGTCTACGCTGTGCCGTTCACGTTGACGGTCATCGAGTCTACAACAACGACATTCGGTGCAGCGATCAAGGCCAAGCTCGTCAACAAGATCTCCACGCTGTAGTACCACCAACAACAACCGTCAGGAACGGAGAAGGGAGTAGGCTAGATGCCTATCTCATTGCAGGACCTCAGCAAGAAGACGGCAACGGTCAACGTCGACTTCGACGGTGCGACCTGTGCAGTCGTGTACCGTCCGGGCATTCTGACGCCGGAACTGCTTGAGGAGTTGACGACGGCGACGACGAATGCGAACGAGTCACTGACGACACGAATCGCACGGCAGATCTGCACGCTCGTCGTCTCGTGGGAGATCATGACAGGTGGTGAGGCTGTGCCGATCACTCCGGAGGGAGTTCGAAAGGTACCGTTCCTCGTCCTCAACCGAATCATTCGGGACATCATGCGGAGCATGGCACCGGGAAAAGACTCCGACGACGACTCATCCGAGGGCTCGTTCTCGACAAACCCCTAACGCCAGGGGAGATGCCCACGTGGTTCGTCGTCATAACCGCATCAAAGTACTTGGGAGTTGAACCGTGGGAACTTGCGAAGATGCCACTCAGCTGGACGCTGTGGGCTCTCGAACACCAATCGATCACGGCTACGGCTCAAGAACAGCGACAGGATCTAGAGCGTAAACGACATGGCTACTGAGATCGCAACACTGCTGATCGCGATCAACGCGGAGACGATCGAGGCCGAGAAGAAGGTCGAACTTCTTCAGGAGACGCTTGACGAGCTCGCGAGTCGCATCTACACGGCTGGTGTTGAGGTCACAGCGAAAGAGGCGTTCACGCAGCTAGCAGCTCTCGAGAAAGAGTTGCAGGCCGTTCGGAAGGGCGCGACGGCGGATGTCGAAGCCAATGCCGCAGCCGCTCTCTCGAAGATCGGGATGGTCGAGTCGGCACTAGACGACATCACGTCGCATCCGTGGGAGGTCCACCTTTCTGTTGATGCAGCGAGCTCGCTTCTTGGAGGAATCAGTCCAGGCATGCTCACCGGTCTCATCGGTGAGAGTGGTGGTTTGCTCGGTGCTGGCGGTGGTACAGATGGTGGCGGAGGTCTAGGCAAGCTTCTCGGATTCGGTATGGGTCCTGGTGGACTTGCTGGGATGGGCACGCTTGGAGGTCTGGCCGGATTCTCCGTCGAGGGTCTCCTAGGGACGGGTCTCGGTGTCAGCGGATCACTTCTCGGTGCCGGTCTCGGTGCCGGTCTTCTCGGTCTTGGTGCAGGAGGCACCATGGCCGTTGGAATGGGTACCGACTACGCCGGTCTCGGTCAGGCCGCCAACGACATCAAGGCCGTCTACCAAGCGCAGACACAACTCAACAAGGCGATGTTTGCGTACCAGACAGCCGTCAAGACGTACGGAGCCGGCAGCACAGCCGCCCGATACGCTCTCACAAACCTCCACACGGCTCAGATCAACCTCAACACAGCCCTGTCGTCCTTCTCGCCGAAAGCCCGAACAGCCGTCTCTGCAGCCGTAGCCATGGCGTACACACTCAAGGCACTGTTCGATACAGTGACGGGTCAGGCAGAAGCTCTCGGTGCCAAGATCATCACGGCCTTCATGACAGCCTTCAAGCCGATCATCAAGATCATCGGCACATTCGCGACGCAGAACATGGCGATCATCCAGAAGGCTCTCGGTCCGTTCTTCCAGTGGCTCGATACAGGTGCGAAGTCGTTCGGTGGACTGTCCATCTTCACGCACCTCGAGCAGCAGTTCACGAAGGACCTGCCGACCGGGATGACAGCCCTCATCAACGGATTCGAGCTGTTCGCTAAGACGATCACAATCGCCTCCAGCTATCTCGGTCCGTTCCTGACGAAGATTGCGGACTTCCTCAAGCGAATGAACGGTAAGACATTCGGCGAGTTCGCCGAGGTCGTCCAGGATCTCATCGGTCTGTTCCTCGCCTGGTTCCCGCTCGTTCTCAAGATCGGTGGCGTCCTCCTGCACCTCTTCGAGCCGGCGGTCGGTCTCGGGAAGAACTTGGCCGAGGGACTGACGAAGATCCTGACACGGTTCGAGAAGTGGCTTGAGCTCGGCAAGACGCAGACAGTCCTGCACCGACTGTTCTCCGCACACAACATGGAGCTCATCACAGGGTTCCTTCACATCATCACAGCCATCTTACCGCTCGTCGAGTCCTTTCTTACAGCGTTCGTTCAGATCGAGGCCGTCTTCCGTGCAGGACTGGCAACCGCACTGACAGCCGTCGCGAAGGCTCTCGGAGCTATTGCGAACTCGCCAGCTGCACCGCTACTCGGTTGGGCTGTAGCCATCGGTCTTGTCGCCAAAGGCATCTCGCCACTCTTGACGGGTTTGATGAAGTTGCCGACAGTGATGCTGAAGTTCGCGACATGGGTCGGCAATCTCGGAACGGGCATTGCGGGTCTTGCCGGAAGATTCTCGAGTGCTTGGTCGACGATAACGACCGGCGTTGGAGTCTTCGCGCTCAACATGCAGTCATGGGCTGGTAAGATCGGTGAGTTCTTCTCCGGAATCGGAACCAAGGTTGCAACACTCGCGACGACCGCCGGAACCTTCTTCATCAACTTCATCAGGCAAATCGGCGAAGCTATCGTTGCAGCCGCGACGTGGGTAGCGGACTTCGCTGTTGATGCTGCAACGTTCATTGCGGAGAACGTCGCAGAGGCAGCGGCTGCGACGGCTGCCTTCATCGCCGAGAACATCGCGACGCTAGGTATCGCCGCGGCCATTGCCGCGCTCATCGCCTTCGTCGTCTACGCGGCTACGCACTGGCATCAGGTCTGGACGGACATCAAGAACTGGGCTCTGGACGCCTGGCACTTCCTCGACACCTACGTCTTCCATCCACTCGACAACTTCTTCAGCTCCGTCTGGCACGCCTTCCTCACATCGGCCAAAGCCATCTGGACATTCGTTTGGACGAGCAACAAGGACATCCTTCTGGGTGTCTGGCACGTCGTGTGGACAGACATTCTCTCGCCGCTGTGGAACTTCCTCAAGACAAGTCTTCTTGGAGCTCTCCACACGCTTCACAGTGTCTGGACAACGGTCTGGAACGGACTCAAGTCGATCATCACAGCCGTCTGGTCCTTCATCAAGCCGATCATCTCGGCCATCACAAGTGCCATCAGTCACATCTCGAGTGCCATTGGTGGCTTTCTCAGCACGGTAGGTAAGATCGGTAGTGGCGTCGGCAGCTTCTTTACCGGTCACGCAACAATCCTCGGTGTGCACCTCGCTACAGGTGGCTACGTGACTCAACCGACGTACGCACTCGTTGGAGAGGCCGGTCCGGAACTGGTCCTACCGTTGTACAACCCGTCGCGAATGGCCGAGATTCTCGGAGTCAGTTCCTCCGCGTTTACCGGTCAAGGCGTTCTGTCGAGTCTCGGTGGACTTGTTCCGCAAGGCGCGTTGAGCGGTAGTCTCAACCTTCCGCCAGGTCTCGTTCAAGTTCACGTCTACGGTAACGCGACACCACGTGGACTTGCTGACTCCGCAGAGCGTGGAACTCGTACCGGTCTCGAGACGCTGACTAGTGCTCTATCCGGTCACAGTGTAGGAGTCGGTCGATGATTTTACGAGCACGAACGCGCAAGCTGTTCCGGCCAGCGTCGCGGGACTGGGGCTTTACAGCGGCGTGGCTGCGTGAGGCCGTGCGACGCGAGAGGGGGGTGACGTGACCTATCCGACTCTCGTAGCGCACCACCCTACGGCCACATCTTTCACCGTGGCAGCGGGCGACCTCATGGTGATCGTGGTGTCCGGGAAGCCATTGAGCGGGACAACCACGAAAATGGCGCAGACAGGGGTAACAGGGGCCTTCACCGAGGAGGCACTTGGGCGCACAGGACTGACCACAATCCTCCTGTTCTACAAGCGGATGCCCACAGCGGGCACGTTCCGCTTTCGGGCCGAGGGCAGTTGGACACGACTGTTTCAGTACGGCTACCAGTTCCGCTTCGGCGTGGCCTCCTACGCCGCCGCGGCCTGTATCACGAACCTCTTCAGTGGGTCCGTCTCCACAGGCACGAGCGTCTCCGCGACCGCCGTGGCTGGGAAGGTCGGGGACTGCATCGTTGCCGCCACCCTGTCGCAATACAACTCCCCTGCGGGGACTTGCACCTACCCCGCTGCATTCACGAAGGACGCGACAGGGACATCGGAGAGCGCGGGGCATTGGTTCCCAGGTGCAGCGGGCTCCTATGCCGAGACGTGGACGTTCTCGGTCGCGAAGCCCTGGCTTGTCGCCGGTTTGGCGATCACCACACCCTTGAGCGCACCCTCCGCGCCCACCCTCGACACACCGGCCAACGGTGTCGTTGTCGATGCAACACCGAGCGTAACGCTCAAGTCCACCTATCACTCGACGGACGGCTACGCAGCCAACGCCTATGTACTGCGAATCAAGAAGTCAACAGCTGCAACGTACTCCTACTACAATGCAACGACGAACGCTCTTCAAGCGACAGAGGTGTGGAACGCTTGCTCCGTTGCGACAGGCGGAGTGCTGTCGGTTGTTCTCTCAGGCACGCTCATTCCGGGTGGCTTCACGTGGGACTGGTCCGCTGCTTTCCAAGAGTCCGGAGCGAATCTGCAAGGTCCGTTTGCAGCAACATACACGTTCACGTCGAAGCTCAAACCAGTTGTCACTATCACGTACCCGACGACACTGCCGAAGACGTCACAGTTCACGGTTACGTGGACCTTCACGAACGGTCCGCAGAAGAAGAAGCACGTTCGAGTCTTCAAGATCACACAGTTCACAATCGCTGGCTTCACACCGGCGACCAGTCCGTCGCTAATGGACAGCACGCTGTTGACGACAACAGCTCCATCGTGGGACTTGCCCTCTGCACTGTCCGTAACAGTTCAGAAGTATCGCATCTACGTTCTCATCGAGACGACAGGTACACTTGCATCCGCATGGGCGTACGTCGAGTTCGCTATTACACCGATCGGTCCGAGTGCACCAACGCTAACCGTTGCTGGCACCACGCAGGGATCAACAGCCTATCCGGTCAACGTCCTCACGGCCAAGATCGTTCCGAATCTCCTCTCGAAGGATGACGCCGACTTCATTGCCCTCGGAACGTGGACGGCGGTCAACGCATCACTTGCACTGACAGGTACATGGCGCTACTCCGGTCTCGAGTCGCTCAAGTCAACGTCTACGGTAGCTGCCGTAGTGTCCGTCTTGACGGGCAAGTACGCTTGCACCGTCGGAGAAGCCGTGACGCTCATGATCGTCGTCCAAGCTCCGGTCGTCACGCCAACCGTGTCTCTCAAGGCTCGCTGGTACAAGGCAACAGGAGCGGTTCTGTCGACAACGACACTTGGAACGCACGTGGCGAGCACGACGGGATTCCTTCTCATAGGCCACACGACGGTACCGGCAACAGCAACGGATGTGGCCCTCCTGTGCGAGTGGACGGCAACGGCCGTAACACAAGTCGTTCGGTTCGACACGGCCGGCTACTTCGCGACACACGTCACAACGTGGTCTTCCGGTGGGTTCGCAACAGCGACAGCAACCGTGCACATTCTCAGCAGCACAACAGGGTCGAACTGGACGGAGATTCGCGAGTCGCCGAAATCTGCCAAGTTGACGAAGAACGCGGTAGTATCAGCGATCGATG